CTTCGAAAGAGGACGTGCGGGCCATCGTCCGGGAACATGAAGAACGGACGATGGCGACGTTGGAAGGTCGCTTCAAGCGGATCGCCGAAGACGTGACTGCGCTCGAGAAGACAGTGCGCGGGCCGGAAGGCAACGGCGAACGCATCGCCAAACTGGAACAGCGCCTGGACAGTGTGCCGACGTTCCGCAACATCCTGATGGTCGTGCTGGGCGGCGGTGGCAGCGTCGGCGCGGTGCTGATAGCCTTCTATCACCTTGCAACGAACGGTGGGATGCCATGAACACGAAACGCTGGTTCAGTATCCGCTGCTACCTGCTGCTGGCGGCGGCCGTAGTCCTGCTGGTCTGGTCGCTGGGCTGCGCAGAAGCGCCGACTGCAGGACCAGGTCCGACGGCTACCGCCACGCCGGCGCCGACGGCTACGGCCACGTCGGCACCGACCGCGACCCCGCTGCCGACCGCTACGGCCACGTCGGCACCGACCGCGACCCCGCTGCCGACCGCCACGCCGGCGCCGACGGCTACGGCCACGCCGACCTGCGAACAGCGGTTCCTGGCCGGCGGCCCGGACGCCGACCTGAACGCTTACGCCGAATGCGAAGGCATCGACTTGACGATACTGCCGACTGCCACGCCGACCCCGAAGCCACGGCACACCGGCGGCCTGTTCGTCTGGTGCATCGAAGCCGATGAAGCCGGGATCGAACGGGTACAGGGATCGGTCGGCGACGGTCGCGGCTACCCGGCCGAACTGTTCCGTGCCGATACGGAAGACCGCGACGGCGACGGCGTGGTCTGTGAACGATGATGCGCGCCATCCTGCTGCTGTCCATCCTGCTGCTGGCGGTCGCTGCCGGTCCGGCGCCTGAACCGGAAGTGCCGGAAGGCTATCGGCTCGGCACGCGCGACGGAGTACCGGTTCTGGTCACGGTCCAGGAAGGCAGCACGCTGTTCACGATCGAAGCGCGCGACTGCGACCGCGATGGTCAGTGGTCATGGTGGATACATGGCGAAGGCTGGGAGTTCGATAGCGTCTACAAGTTCCGCGTGATGCCGCCGTGGGAAGTCTGCGAAGGCTACCGCGAGCGTGGATCGGCGCCGGCCGCTGTGCCGGCATCCACGCCGGCGCCGGCCGCTGTGCCGGCATCCACGCCGGCGCCGACCGCTGTGCCGGCATCCACGCCGGCGCCGACCCCGACGCCGATGATGCCGATGGACGGCGGCGACTAGCCGGTGCTACAGTGCAGCGCTGAACCCACGGAACGGAAGGAAGAAGGAAGTCATGGAAGCAACCTGGAACCTGGCACCGACGCTGTCCTACCTGCCATCGTTCGCCATCTGCGTCGCCGCCACCGTCGCGGTCTGTGCGGCGGTCGGCACGGTCCTGCACCGGCGCTGGGTGGCGCAGGTCGAAGGTCGCCGACTGTCCTACGGTGCCGAACAGCGCTGGCAGGGCTTCCGCGACGGCGCCGCCGAAGTGCGTGCTGAACAGGCAAACCGCGACGCAGACCGTGAACAGGTCTACGTCCAGGCGACGATCGGGACGAAAGGCCTGCACCGGTTCGGCGTCCGCACCGGCCAGGACGGCCGCGGCGACTTCCTGGCCGGCGACAACCCGCAGGGTCACCAGACGGAAGACGAAGCACTGGCGGCAGCGCGCCGGCTGTTTGCGGCGCGGCCGATCTTCATCAGAAGGGAGCGATGATGCAGAACCCGACGAAGAAACAGAAGGCTGCCGCGCTGGCGAAGGCGCCGCTGCCGAACACGAGCCACAAGCGCTGGCTGTACGGCGTGATCGTGTCGCCGTTCGCGTCGGCCATCGCGGTCAAGTTGGCCGAACGCTACGTGCCGGAATCGGTGCCGTTCGTGCCGGCGGCTCTGGACGCGCTGGCCGGCCTGCTGTAAAGCCGGCGGGGCCCGGATCATCTGCCTGAACAGGAGTAGAACATGGCCACCTTCGTACTGAAGAACGCATACCTGTCTGTGAACGGCGTCGACCTGTCGGACCACCTGCGGGAAGTGACGCTGGAAGCGACGGCGGATTCGCAGGAATCGACCGTCATGGGCGACGACTTCCGCGAGTACGAAGGTGGCCTGAAGGACTGGACACTGGCCGTGTCGTTCAACCAGGACTTCGCCGCCGGATCGGTCGACGCGACGCTGTGGGTCGCACTGGGAACGAAGGTGCCGATCGTGCTGCGCTACGACGCCGGCTCGCGCAGCACCACGAACCCGGACTACATCGGCACCGGCCTGGTCACGAACTACACGCCGATCGGCAACGCGGTCGGCGAACTGGCGGTCGCGCCGCTGTCGGTACAGGGCAGCGGTCCGCTGGCGCGCAGGACGTAAAGCCGTCATTCCCGCGAAGGCGGGAATCCAGAACACACCGGAACGGAAGGGAGACTGCCATGACTGATTCGAAGCCGTTGGCCCGCGAGGCGTTCTTCAACACGCCGCTGTCACTGGACCGCCGCACGGTCGATATCCCGGAACTGGGCGGCACCGTCGTGCTGCGTGCGCTGTCCAGCCGCGAAATGTACGCGGTGCAGGCGAAGACCTGGCGCGGCAAGGGCCGCGACCGCTACCAGGACACGGCGAACCTGCGCGAATACCTGATCGTGGCCGCTGCCGAAACGCACGACGGCCTGCCGCTGTTCCGCGACGAAGACGTGCCGCAGTTGGCGCGGCTGCCGTTCCGGGTGCTGGAACGGCTGGTCGGCGTGGTCAACGAACTGAACGGGATCGACGACAGCGACGAAGCCGTTCAGGAAGACTTGTCGGCCGACCCTTTAGAATCTTCGTCTACCGACTAGCGTACGAACTGCACCTGCCGTTCCAGGTCGTGCTGGCCACCCATACGGCCCGCGAACTGAACGAATGGCGGGCCTTCCTGGCGCTGCGTCAGCAGGAACTGGTGCGCCAGCAGCAGGCGCGCCAGCAGCAGGGCCAGCAGCGCGGTGGCTGGCGCCGGTGGTTCCGTCGGCGGTAGAATCCCGCGCATGGCAACGCTGGCGAACCTTGTCGTCCAGATCAGCGGCAACACCGTCAAACTGAACCGTGCGCTGGACAAGAGCCAGAGCCGGCTGTCGAAGTTCGGCGGCCGGGCTGGCGGCGCACTGAAGGCGATCGGCCCGCCGGCGACGGTTGCGGCCGGCGCCATCCTCGGCATCGGTGCCGCGGCGGTATCATCGGCCGCCAAACTGGAACGTGGCCTGGCCGAAGTCAACACGCTGGTCGGCGGCGATGCCAGTTACCTGAAGCAGTTGCAGCAGCAGACGCTGGACTTCAGCAAGGAAACCGGGATCGCCACCGACCAGGTGGTGCCGGCGCTGTACCAGTCGATCAGCGCCGGCGTGCCGCCGGATAACGTCTTCCAGTTCATGCGGGAATCGGCCACGGCCGCCATCGGCGGCGTTGCCGACCTGTCTGACGTGATCGGGGTCACGACCAGCACCCTGAAGGCCTACGGCTTGGAAATGACCGAAGCGGCGCGGGTCCAGGACCAGTTTCTGACCGTGGTCAAACTCGGCGTGACGACGCTGCCCGAACTGGGCCGCAACATCGGGAAGGTCGCGCCGCTGGCGGCCACGCTCGGCGTCAGCGTCGAAGAACTGAACGCCGGCTTCGCCACGTTGACCGGGGTGACCGGCAACACGGCCGAAGTGGCCACGCAGTTGCGTGCGGTCTACCAGGCGTTGCTGAAGCCGACCGGTGCGATGGAAGACGCGATCGCGGCCGTGGCCGAACAGATAGGGCTTCAGGGTGAAGCCAGCGGCCAGGCGCTGATCGAGAATCTGGGTTTTCAGCGCACGCTGCAACTGCTGGAACAGACGACCGGCGGCAACACTGCGGAGTTCGGGCTGATGCTGGGTTCGGTCGAAGCGCTGAACGCCGGTCTGGCGCTGACCGGGTCGCAGGCCGATACCTTCAGCACGAAACTGAACGGCATACAGGAAGCCACCGGTGCGTCGCAGGAAGCGGCCGACCTGATGAACGAAACCTTCAGCCGGCAGTTCGAACTGCTGAAGAACGAACTGTCGGTCGAACTGACCCGGCTCGGCACCGAACTGCTGCCGCTAATGACGGTGCTGCTGAAGGCGCTGATCCCGGTGGTGCGCGGCGTCATATCGGTGTTACGGCCGTTCCTGGACGCCGCGCGTGCGCTCGGCCATGCGATCGACAGCAACAACGACAAACTGGAAGATCAGACCGAAGCGACCGAAACCGCGGCCGAACACCTGGCCCGCTACAACGACGTGCAGCAGACCGCCACCGATACCGCGATGGAAGCGGCCGCGGCTAACGACCGGCTGGCGACCAGCACCGGCACGGTCGCGCAGAAGGTAGAGGAAGCCGACGAAGACCTGGAAGCGCTGTCGGAACGGCTCGGCATATCGGTCGCCGGCATCGAAGCGATGCGCAGCAGTTGGATGCGCGCCGCGGAAGAGTTCGAACGGTCGCAGGACCGTACCTTCAACCTGTACGGCGGTATCAACCTGCTGACCGAAGCGAACGAACGACTGGCGGAAGCGTTCGACCTGATCCGGGAACGGTCAGAGGCTGCGACGGAAGCGTTCGTTCGGCAGCAGCAGATGGCGCAGCGGCATATCAGCGGCTTCGTCGAAGCCGGCGCACTGGGAGCGCCGCCGTCACTGTTCGGCGGCCTGGACGCGATACGCCGCGGCCTGAACGTCGACTTCCAGGCCGGCGTGATCGACTTCGATACGCACCAGGCGCTGCTGAACGACGCCACGCGGGCCTTCGGCGGCACCGGGCTGCCGGCGTTCGCCGACGGTGGGATCGTGCGCCGGCCGACGCTCGGCCTGTTCGGCGAAGCCGGGCCCGAAGCCATCGTTCCGCTGGACCAGTTCATGGGTGGCGGCCTGGTGATCAACTACATCAGCATCACGGTCGAACAGGCCATCGCCAGCGACAGCCTCGAACTGGGTGAAGTGATCGTGCGTGAAGTGCAGGATGCGGTCGACCGCGGCGACCTGGAACTGGCGGCACCGTAGGCCATGGCGATACGGTGGGGCTGCCTGATCGACTTCGACAACGATGGCGCCTACGAAGCCGACGGCAACGTCAGCGCCGACCTGCGCCGGATCGAGTTCCGCCGCGGCCGCGGCTACAGCCCGCAGACGCTCTGGCGTGCCGCCACCGGTCGCGCGACCGTGACCCTGCGGAACAGCAGCGGCAACTACAGCCCGTCGAACCGCGACGGCCCGCACTACGGCAACTTCAGGCCGGGCCGCCGGCTGCGCATACTGTGGGCTGAAGGTTCGGCGGCGCTGGCGCCTGCCTGGTCCGGCTTCATGGTCGCGCCGCGCGTCCAGCCGCGGCTGTCGGCGGTCAACCAGACGGTGCTGCGTGCCGAAGGGCCGTTCGCCATCCTGAACCGCGAGCGTATCTACCTGATCGGGTCGACCAGCCGCACTGAAGGCGACGCCATAAACGCGATCCTGGACGCGGCCGGCTGGCCGGCTGGCGACCGCGATATCGACGACGGCGTGCTGACCGAACTGGGTCTGCACTGGGTCGACGGCATCAGCGCGCTGGAAGCGATGCGGCAGGTGGCTGCGACCGGGCTGGGCCAACTGTTCGAGAGCCGCGACGGTAAGGTCGTCTACCACAACCGCCGGCGCCGGCTGATACCGCCGTACAATGCGGCCGCCTACACGTTCGGCGACTACCCGGCCGACGGCGTGCTGCCGTTCGGTGAACCGCAGGAACACGACGCGCTGGCCGGCGTGCTGAACCGCTTCGAAGCCGAAGTGAAGGCCTACACGATCGCGGGCGCCGATATGCAGGTCTGGTCCAGCGCGGCCGTATCCGAAAAGGTAGGCGTCCAGGAACTGCTGACGGTGGTCGCGCAGGGCAGCGGCCGCACCGGTCTGCCCGGTATCGGTGAAGCGACGGTCGGCGTGCTGGACTGGCGCGATCCGGTTGTGGCCGACTTCAGCATGAAGGCGAACAGCGACGGCAGCGGTGCGGCAGTGCCGTTCACCATCGTGGCGACCCGCAAGTTCTTCACCCGCATGGAGATTGACCTGCGCAACACCGGCCAGGTCGCCGGCTATCTGACCAGTGCGCGGGCCTTTGCGAAGCCGGTGCGCCAGGACGACAGCGTGTTCGTGCCGGGTGGTTCGGCCGTCAGCCAGACCGCGTACGGCGCGCGCGACTACCGGCTGCCGGCGCCGTTCTTCGACAACCAGCAGGATGCGCGGGATGCGATCGGCTACGTGACCGAACAGTACAAGGACCCGCACCCGCGGCTGACGCTGCCGGTGAACGCGCGACGCAGTGACGCGGTCAGCACGGCCGTGGTCAACATCGACACCCCGACCCGGATCAACGTCACCGCGGCGAATGCGGCCGGCATCGGTATCGCGGCCGAAGACTACTTCGTCGAAGCCGAAAGCCACGTCGCCGGCCCGAAACTGCACCAGGTCCGGTACGAACTGGCGCCGGCAGCCAGCACCGTTACCTACTGGGTCGTCGGCAGCAGCCGGCTCGGAGTGCAGACGCGGTTGGCGTAACGCGGCCGGATTGCCGCCGCGCGCTGGCCTGCGCTGCACGCAGCGGTTCCGGTAGACCGATTCCCTTACTGCGGTTCCGTCATGCGCCTGTACGGCGCTGATTCGCGGTGGCCGGCCGGCTACAGGCCCACAGACACGGGAAGGATCGCGTTACGGCCAGTTTCCAGCCGCTAAAGCCATACCGGCCGGCCGTCGGCGATTCTAGCGCAGTCGGTCGGCCGCCGTCTTGGCGACGTGGCAGGGTCGGCAGAGCGGCTGAAGGTTCGCCGGCGTGTCGCGGCCACCCAGTACGGCCGGCACGATATGGTCGACTTCGACGGCGACAGCGGTGCGGCCGGCTGCCGCGCAGGACCGGCACAGCGGCTCGGCGGCGAACACGGCCTCGCGGAGCCGGCGCCAGCGGCGACCGCCACGACCGCTCGGCAGTGCGGCCACACGGCGGCGCGGTACCGGCGCGGTCGGCATCAGTCCAGGCCTGCGCCGATGTAGACGCGTACAAAAGCATAGCGCGGAATATTCCATTGAGCCAGAGTGCCCCATGTTAAATCCGCTCCTGTATTAGAAAACTCGAATCGCATTGTTACTGCTAATCCGCTCTGCGGTATTTCAACTGGGCTAGGAGTATAAACTCGTTGTTGGTTACCCCGCAGATTCAGAACTACCGCGCCGCCGATTGTCATTTTGAATCGCACGGCTGACGCGAACGGAGGTATCCGTACTATCGGCACCAGGAATTCCCGTTCTCCTACTGATGTTCTAGCGAAAGTACGATTAAAGAAAGTGCCTCCGACATTGGATGCACTCATACTAAAAAATGGCCAATCATCGACTCCAGCATCTGATGAGTCGAAAGGTGCTTGGTTGACCGTGTGCCGGTGCGTTCCCTTGCTGCCCTGCGTGGCCAGCGCGCCGAGGCTGCGCGTGGCCGGTACGTTGGCCGCCGCGCCTTCGCCAATGAAGGCGTTCTGATTCACGCCGAGCGTGTACCAGAGGCCAGAGGCGGTGCGCTGGAAGCGCCCGGGGCTGTCCTGCGTGACCGGCGTGGCCTGCTGCGCCAGATCGACGCGGCTCGGTGTCAGCACGGTCGCGCCTGGCGCGGCGCTGTGGTCGTGCGTGCCGACCGCCACGAACTGATCCCTGATCTGCTCGTTCAGCAGCGCGGCGGTCACCAGTTCGTTGTCCACCCATGTGCGAGCAGCCGTCCAGGCCATCGCTAACCGTCCCCGTGGCGCATTAGCCAGATCAGCGCGCTGAAGAACCAGTAGCCGAACAGCAGGCTGATGCCGAAGGTCAGTAGCCGCTGGTCGTCATGCAGCAGGCCAGCAGCCAGCAGCCAGCAGCCGATCGCGCTGACCACGATATCGAGCAGCCGGTCGATCTTCATGGCGCGCGCACCGCGCCGGTAGGCCCGTGGCGATGGTCACCGGCGACGAAGTCGTTCGCGCCGTTGCCGTAGCCGACCGTACGGAAGCCGAGGCTGGCGTCGGTCGGGATGCTGAAGGCCAGCCCCGGCCCGAACGGCTGCGCTTCCTCGGCGCAGGTCAGGCCGGTGATCGTCAGGTGGCCGTCGCCCGGCAGCGCGCCGTGCGCGTGCGTGCCGACTGCCACGAACTGATCGCGCAGTTCGCGGTTCAGCAGCGCCGCGTCCACCAGCACGCCGCTGAACCAGGTCGCCGGTTCGTTCCAGGTGGTCACGCTGGCACTCCATGCGCACGGTTCTCGGCGCGCAGCGCGGCCAGCGTTTCGCCGGCCCAGTTCTGGTTGCGGTCGTCTGGCCGCTTCAGCAGCACGGCCTCGATCGCAGCGCGCTGCTGCGGGAACAGGACGCGGTAGGGTCCGCCGCCGCAACTGCCGCACTGCATCGGATGCGTGTCGCTGACCATGCGCGCGCCGTAGCAGGCCAGCATCGGGCAGTCCGCCACCCAGCGGCCATGGTTCACGTAGGCCTGCACCGACCCGACCGGCGTGTCGGCGAACCTTCCAGACACCGGTGCTTCCAGACCGTGCCAGGCCGCGTAGGTTTCGGCGGTGAATATCGGCTTCGCCATGCCGGCATCATACAGCAAGCGACCCTGCTGGTGGCAGGGCCGCTTCGAAGGACCGGTCAGATGGCGGAACCGGTCAGCAGTCGTCTTCCTCGTCGTCCTGTTCGTCGGCGCGGGTGCGGACGAACGGCACGTCGCCGCGCAGCCGGCGGGTTTCGGCCGCGTTCTTCGCACGCTCGGACTTCGCTTTCTTCACCATGGCGGCGTGCTGCCGGTAGATTGCGTTCATCACCCGGTCCGGCAGCACCAGCCGCACCATGCCTTCGGCCCGTGAACGCTTCGACGAAGCCGAAATAGCCGTCGTCGGTGCGCACGGTTTCGACCACGTAGGTCGTGACCCGGTTGACCAGCGGCAGCACCTGCTTCACGGTCGACTGGCGCTTGTCAGTCAGCGCGATATCGACGCTGCCGCGCACCATATCGAAGACCGGCTGCCCGGCCCGGCTGGCTTCCTCTACCTGTTCGGTCATGCTTCTGTGGCTTACCATCGTTCCTTCCCTTTCTGGCCTGCCATCTTCGGACGCCGTAGGCCAACTCGGCGTGAACGCCGGCGCGCGGTCGCCGGCGGTTTCGGCTATCGGGTCAACGCCGGGATAGGGCGACCCAGCGTTTCCAGGTGCGGGTTCGCCATCAGGTACAGGCATCCGTCGCAGGTAACACGCTTCGGCACGACGGTGTAGCGGTTCAGCACCTGGTAGTCCTGCGCGCAGATGGCCCTGCGGGTGTTCGGCCGGTCGGCTGGGTTCAGGTGAACCGTCTCCGACGATACCGGCGCCAGCACCCAGCCTTTCCGGGTCTTCACCACGTCATAGCCGCGGCGGTCCAGGTCTTCCAGCCAGGTGTTCAGTTCTTCGGTAAGGGTGCGACCGCCAACATCCGGCCAGTCGGCGCCGATGGCGCAGTAGATATCCATCAGTTGGATCTTCGCTTCTACCGTCGCTCGCTTGATTGTCGCCTCACTCGTGATAGCCTGATGATAAAGGCGCGTGCGTTGCCTGTCAATACCTGCGCAGGCGGATTTCCGGCGAATCTGCTACTCTCCGGCCATGCAGCGATGGCGGCAGACAGTCGTGGTGCCGGCGAACGGCGACGTGATCAGCCTGGCGGTGGCGAAGCAGCACCTGCGGGTCGAATCGACGGCCGAAGACGGGCTGATCAGTCGTGCGGCCGCGGCCGCGGTCGACTACGTCCAGAACCACAGCGGCCGCCGGCTGCTGACCGCGCAGATGGACCTGCGCACGACCGGCTTTCCGATCGGCAGCATCGAACTGCCGACCGGCCCGCTGCGCAGCCTGGACGCTATCGCCTACCGGGCCGACGAAGGCAGCGACGAAACCGTGATCGCCGCGGCCGACTACGAAGTGCTACCGGAAACCGACTTCAGCCGCGCGCTGGTAGTGCCGCCGACCGACGGCTGGCCGGCCGCTGACGGCCGGTTCCCGTACCCGGTGCGGCTGCGCTGCACGGTCGGCTACGGCACCGCGGCCGACGTGCCGGCTGCGCTTCAGCAGGCGCTGCTGCTGCTGATCGGTCACTGGTACGAGAACCGCCAGGAAGTCGTAGTCGGCACGGTGTCGGCGCGGGTCAGCCTGGCGGCCGACCAACTGATCCGCGACTACGTGATCTGATGTTCTGCTATTCCTGCCTCGGCCGTGCGTTCGAAGGCTGCTGGAACGTCCTTTCGGAGTTCCTGAAGGTGCTGGACGACGGGCCGAAGCGGTTGTCGAACCGCGCACTGAACAGGGCCGCACGCGCCGGCGCACTGGAACCCTGCGCCTGCTGTCTGACAGACCATAGCCAGTTCATGAGCGTGGTCGAGGTGGCAGCCTGATGCCGATCGGTCAGTTCAGCGACCGCCTGGTCCTGCAGCGCCGCACCGTGACGCAGAGCGTCTTCGGCGAACCGCTGGAAGACTGGACCAATGCCTTCGCCATCTGGGCCCGGCCGCTGCGTGCGGACGAACAGCGCCTGTTCAGCGACGACCAGATCATCGCGCCGGTCCGGGCCGAGTGGGAACTGCGGTACGACAGCCGGCTGGCTTCCATCGTGAATACGGCCGACTACCGGCTGGTCGTCGATAACCAGGTCTACCAGGTCCTGCGGCTGCTGCGATTATCGAAGGGCCAGTGGATCATCACCGGGAACCACCTTGGCGATATGACGGTCGCGCAGTTCTACCGGTTCGCCGGCGTCAGCGTCGACCGCCATATCAGCGGTTCCGAACTGACCGTGTCGTCGCTGGTCAGCGAAATCACGGTGCCGACGTTCAGCCAGAACCGCTACCTGGCGTTCGCAGTGCCGGACGACCAGCAGGATATCGACAGCCTGGAAGTCGTCGGCACCGGCCTGAACCTGATTGCGTCCTTCCAGCGGCAGGACGGGCTGGTGGTGACCGACACCGGCGTGCCGGTGAAGGTCTGGCGCACCGGCACGCCGCTGCGCCAGACCTTCGCCGGCACCGTCTGGGAGATCGGGTTATCTGACGGCGATGGCGGCGGCGGCGGGCCCTGATGGTCGCGCGGGTCAGAACGAACGCGCGGCAGGTCAACCGGCGTATCCAGCGCTACGCTGACAACGCCGAGAAGACTGCGCTGCGCCGGGCCTTCCGCCGCGCCGGCCCGCTGCTAGTTGAACGCGCGCAGGCGTTGGCGCCGATCGATGAAGGCGACCTGCGCGATGCCGTCGACTTCACCGTCCGGCGGAAGCGTGGCGAAACCGTACTGCGGCTCGGCTACCGCCATGCGGATGCGCCGCACGGCGCGCCGGTCGAACTTGGCACCCCGCACAGCGTCGCGCAGCCGTTCCTGGTGCCGGCGCTGGATTCCGAACAGGACGAAGTGCTGGACCTGGTCGTCGCCGAACTGAACCGCGTCGGCCGACAGGTCGGCCGCGGCACCTGATGCTGACCTACCGCGACTGGCAGGACCGGGTGCTGGGCTGCCCGAACTGCGGCGCCGCCGGCTTCCGCACGGTGATGCGGCGCGACCTGGACACCGGGCAGACCGTCCGCACGGTCGTCTGCCCGAACGGTCATACGATACGCACGGAAGGAGAATCGGATGTTCCCGGATGAAGCCCTGCATGACCGGATCGCGGAGTTGAGCGTGCTGGAAAGCCGGGTCTACCCGGTGCTGCGGCCGAACGGCACCGACCTGCCGGCCGCGACCTACCGGGTCGTCGACCTGGAAGTCCTGGCGCGCGCCATGGGCCAGGACGCGCTGCCGCACGATGTACCGTACGAAGTCTGGTTCCACGCGGCTTCGTTCGGTCAACTGCGGGAGTTCCTTCAGGATGCGTTCGACCTGCTGAACCGCTGGCAGCCCGGCGCCGGGTCACCGGTCAGCGACACCTACGTCGAAGGCTACCGCGACGACTACGACCAGAACAGCCAGGTCTTCATCGGCCGCTTCACCGTCCGGGTGCTGCGGGCCTAGATCAGCCGCGGCTGGACGCGCAGCCGTTCGGCTTCCAGTTCGCGCCGGCGTGCCGCTTCCTGCTGCCGCCGCAGTTCCGCCGGGTCGCCGAACCGTTCACGTCGCAGTGCAGCGGCCAGCGCCAGGTCGTCGGCGGTCTTCCGCCGATGGCCGGGTCGCCGCGGCCGCGGGTGACTGTGCCGAACATCGAACGATGGAAGGATCGACCGCCGAACTGTTCACGCCAGAAGCCGGCGGCCTTCCAGTGCCGCAGCAGGCCACGGTAGCCGGCGCTGCGCGGGTACAGCATCAGCGCACCGGTGCGAACACCGTGCCGAAGCGATCGAAGGCGCGGCGGAAGCGCAGCGGGTCGGGCCCGAAGTACGCGACCACGCTGCTGACGCTGTTCATGGTCACCGACGGGTCGGCCAGGCTGTAGAAGCGCAGCCGGCGCGCGAAGATGCAGACCGCGTCAGCGCTGCGCCGGATCGGGTCAGCCCACTGTGACGCCAGGTCCGAACTGACCAGCACGACCGCCGCATCGACCGACCCGTCCTGCCGGCAGCGTTCCAGCCGTTCCAGGAACAGGCGCTTGCTGCTGCGGCCGCTGTACGGCGGGTTCAGGAAGACGCGGCCGAACCACGGCTGCGACAGCCCGTCGTCGTCCAGCGTGTAGTAGTGGTGCGCCTGCACGGTCTGGTTCGCCAGATCGGTGCTGGCCGGGTCAAGGTCGATATCGCCCAGCGCCAGGTAGACCGCAGTAACGATTTCGGCCGGCGTTCCCCATTCGTCGTTACCGCTGCGGGCCGCGGCACCGCTGCCGAGCCGTGGCTTCGCCAGCAGGTTCTTCAGGGTCGGGAAGTAGCGCTGGTGCTGCATCAGGCGACCTTTGCGCCATGGTGGTACAGCAGCAGTGCCAGGTCCGGTTCAGGAATGGTGCAGAGCACGAACCCGTCTGCCGGCACACACAACTGCCAGCGGTCGCCGGATGCCGGACGAAGCCCGACGATCCGGCCAGCCAGGACGTGCGGCATTCCGACCGCGTCCTTCGCTTCCGCTGGCAGTCGCATGAAGCCGGCGAACTGTGGTTCGTCAGCCGGCATCAGAACGGCAGCGCACCGACGAAACTGCGCTGGTTCGGTTCCCACGCGACCATGTTGGCCTGCGCCTGCGCGGTCAGCATGGCCCACAGTTCGCCCTTCTGGTTGTCGTCCAGAACCGTCTGCGCCATCTTCTCGAGCAGCGCGTTGTAGGCGCCTGGACTGCTGGCCAGCGCCGCGATCTGCGCTTTGAAGTCGTCGACGGTCGCCGGTTCGGCGCCGCCGGCGTCCTGCGGCGCTTCCGCCGCCTTGTCGGCCGCAGCCGACCGGTTGGCTTCGATGCTGGCCGCGATCGCGTCGTTCGTGGCCTGCGCGGCTTCCTGCTGCTGCATCTGCGCTTCCAGTTCGGCCGGGCTCAACTGCGGCATATCGGCAGCCGTGGCCTTCTGTTCGAAGCCTTCACCGCTGCGCACGTCGCCTTCGCCCAGTGCGGCCATGTAGGCGCCGGCGTTGCGCAGCAGGTCTTCGATGTTGCGCGCCGGCAGGTTCGCCGGCAGTTCCTTGCGCAGCGTGGCCCGCGGCACCAGGTAGTCGTCGCCACCCTGGCCGGTCGCGGTGTAACTGTCCAGGTCGACAACGAAGTGACCCCAGCCGCCGAACTTCCATACGTCGTTTTCGATGGCCCAGCCGGCTTCCAGGCTGGTGCGCTGCACCGTCAGTTCGGCCGGCATCCCGACCGACGCTTCCCAGCCGGGAAACAGAATCTGGAAGGCGCACGGCGCCGGCGTCTTCTCGCCACGGACGCTGAACGGACAGTCCGCGCAGGCGCCACCCGGCACGCCGAACTGCGACAGCCGCCACTTGTCGGTCAGTTCCTTCTGATCGGACGGCGTGATGCTGTCCTGGAACTTCTGCCAGGCCGCCTGGTCCAGCGTTCCCTGCATCAGCCAGTAGCCGGGCTGTGCCGGGCTGTCGTCGGTCGCTTCGACCGGGTCGACCCAGACTTCCTCGCCGTGGCACAGCGGATCGCCTTCCTCTTCGCCGTACGGCGGGAACAGCACCCGTTCGTGCGCATAGGCCAGCGGCACGAACTTGGCGATCTGGCCGACCCGCAGGTTCCCGACCGCGTATTCGCCTTCCTTGCCGTCTTCCGGCCATCCCTTCTGTGCGCGGCCCTGAAGCAGCCGCAGCCGCGGTAACCGCCGCGGTTCCGGTATATCGGTCTTGTAGGTCGGCATCGCTATCTCCTTTCCGTGTTCGTCACGCCAACAGTGAGTCAGTTTATCCCACCGTTGCAATGGTGGCCTCATTTCCTGCCATTCTTGAATCGGGCCGTCAACCCAATCAATACCCCATTCACATGCGTTATCATATAGATATACTTGATAATATTCGGCTTCTATAACATCGGACGCCCATTGTACGGCTGACCACAGTTCAGTGGAATCATTATCTGTCAGCAAAGGGATCAGGCTATCGTAGGTCTGGCATAGTTGACCTGCTATGGGAAGCCAATACCATTCGCGGCCAATGTGTGATTCAGCAAGGTATTTGTGCATAATCGACTCAGCCCGTCTGCCATCTGCTCTGCTCATGTAGACCGACCTAAACAGTAGTATTGGCTCATCTATAGTACCCGTAGCAATCTGACTTATTCGTGAACGAATATTCGACGATATGCCGCACTTGATTTTTGCTTCTAGTCTCATCACGTAGAATTGTACCGAGTCGTTCATGTTTCTAGCCGCCTGCAACCAGGATTCAGCAGATGCCAGATACGCAGCCGTTCCCGCCAGTCTTGATTACGTGTTGCTTCTCGAATCAATGTATCAACGGCATTGGCCAGTTCTGCGGCTTCCGCAACAGAGACAAAGACCCGGCATTGCACAAGGGTGTATCGCCGTTGCACTTCCTGCTCACGCAGGTAGTCGCACGGGAAGGCAACCTTATGCCAGCCACCGAATACGTAGGCATCGATAATCACTGGCCGTTGCCAAGGCCACCGCCTGTTCAGTAGCCATCGATTGATTCGGTTCATACCACCACCCTTCCGCTGCCGGTCACGCCTTCGCGGCGAGCCGCCAGCAGGTGCTTACAGGGTTCCCACCAGCGCCACTTCATCATCGCCGGACAACTGCACTGGCCTGCCGTAAGGTTCACGCTGTACTGGCGCTTCCCGTCGCTGCTCGGCCACAGCACCACCAGCGGCACATCCGTCCGGTACCGGCGCATCAGGCCGTTGCTGGCGCTTCCGGCAGCCCAGCGCGGCGCAGAGCCTCGCGGCAGGCCTCGATGCGCTCCTGCTTCTCCTGCACCAGCCCGTCGCGCACCTTGACGTGCGCAGCGGCGATCCGCAGCAGGTCCTTCAGCGCTTCCGGTGGGTAGTCCTTCGCCAACGGCTGCGGGTGCCGGTCGCTGGTCAGCCGGAACACGCCGTCGGCCGTGATCGCCAGGTGCAGCCACTCGTGTTCACCGGCCTTGACCCGCCAGAAGTCACGCCGCACCGCTTCCCACGGCAGCGCGCTGTAGGTTTCATCGATGGCCCGTTCGTGTTCGATCTGTTCCCGTTCCGCTGGCGTCGTCATGCTGTACTCCTGTTCTGCCACCAGGCCGTGAAGTGCTGCCAGCATAGGCCGAAGGCGAAGTGGCGGTCGGTGCAGCCGGCTATCAGGCAGGCGTTCTTCGGCAGCGTCATGGCGGTCATTCCTTCCGTTCGCAGGCCGCGCAGAGGATCACCGCATCCGCCGGGCAGGTGCCGTCGTGGATGCAGGCGCTGTAGCCGTCCAGGCGCAGCAGGTCTTCCAGTTCACACCAGCGCGCCATCGCCAGCCCGAAGGCCTGCACGCGCGGCGCCGGCGCGTCCATGTTGTCCATCAGGTAGTCGGCTTCACTGCGCAGCCAGACCTGGCCGTTGCGCAGGCGGCCGGCCAGCCAGCGGGTCAGTCGCTGTTCACCGGTCAGTGCTGTCGTCATGGCGCACCCGGCAGTCGTACCGACCGATAACCGGATTCGGCCATGCGGTCGCCCGGTGCGGCCCGGTGATGCGGCCGCGCCGGCACCGTCGGATTCGGCGGGCCGGTTCTGCCAGCACCGCACGCAGTACGGGTTCCAGCCGGTGATCGGGCTGTAGTAGCCTTGCGCGCCGTTCTGACAGCCGTCTGTGGCGCAGCGCGGGCCGCCATCGTTGGCCAGTCCGGGGTGGCTCATGACGACACCTGGACCGGCAGCCCGATGCGCAGCAGGGCCGGGTAGGTTTCGACGTGGCCGCACGGATTCTCCCAGCGGTCGCAGGTGTACCAGGCGCCGTCTTCCGGGAACCGGTACGGCACCAGCGGCCCGCGTGGGCCGAGGCAGTAGATGCAGACCGGCGGCACGTCGATTCGGCGGATGCGGACGCCTTCGTACGCACGACTGGTTCCGCGGTCGACGACCCGCACGATCACGACAGCCACCGCCGCCAGGGATTGTCGACCGTAGCCGACTGGCCGCGCTGCATCCATTCGCCGAGGTCGTCCGGGTGGATGCGGACGGTACGGCGGCCCAGCCAGAGATACGGCAGGCCGCGGCGGTGCATCCATTGCAGCACGGTCTTCGCGCTAACGGTCATCAGGTCGCTGGCCTGCTGCACCGTCAGCGATTCGCGGAAGCGCTGGACGAAGTCGGCCGGCACCCGGATCGTGCGGTGGCCGGCCTTCAGGCCGGGCATCATGCCGTCGCGTATCCAGCCGCGCACCGTCTGCACGTTCGCGTTCATCAGGTCGGCCGCCTGTTCGGGTGTCAGCCAGCGGTTCACGGCAGCACCTGCGCATACCAGTCGGCGACCTGGTGCTGCGCGATGATCCAGGTGTCGTCGCCGGTTCCGGTTCGGCTGCGGTCCAGGCGCGCGATCCAGTCTTCCTTGAATCGCTGGTACAGGCCCAGCGCGGCGCGGTCGGCGTCTTCCGGGTCTGCCAGCATGGCGTGCATCGTGTCGGCCAGGATCGCCAGCGCCAACTGCGCCGGGCCGCTGCCGGCATAGCCCCATTCGAAGCCCGTTGGACTGTGGTTCACCAGATCGCGCCGCGCGTCCAGTTCGCCTTCGGCGAAGATGCCGAGTACCGGCCCGTCGCCGTCTTCGGCTTCCTGCCGGTAGACCCGGCAGCCGCCGGCCGTTCGTTCACCCCGATACAGTACCTGCATGGTTCGCTCCTTCCGGCGGAAACTGCCGCCATTCGATCCCGTCCAGTTCGTGCGCACCGTGGCCGACCACGGCGCCCTGTTGCTTGTAGAAGAACGGCACGCCGGCCGCGACGCACTGATCGCGCAGGTTCCGCGCCCACTCCGGCCGCATCGGCCGCGCGCGCGGCCCGCTTTCGCCGCCGACGATCACCCAGCCGATGCCGTCCAGGTCCACTGTGCCAAGGTCGCCCAGCAGCGGTTCGACCGATAGGAAGCGCAGCGCGGCCGGCGTCTGGCGCAGCAGATCGACCCGGTGCAGCCAGGCGCGATTCTCCACGCTGGTGCCGGCCCACAGGTTCGGCAGCGGCCAGACCGCCGGCCAGTCGTGCTGAAGGTCGGCCAGCCAGGCCTGCATCCGTTCCGGCCGCTTCGTCAGTATCTGGAAGGTCAGATGCGGGCAGGCTTCGGCCCGGTACAGCACTTCAGCGATGAAGCGGTTCGGCACGGCTTCGTGGAACAGGTCGCTCATGCTGCATACGAAGACGCGCGCCGGCTGCTTCTGCCGGTACGGCTGATCCAGGCGTTCGGGATGTAGCCGCACGCTGTCGTATCCCGGCAGGAATGGCTGGCCGCGGCGGAAGCGCAGCATCGTACGCTCGGCGTAGCAGTGCGCGCAGCCCGGACTGACCTTCGTGCAGCCGGTGATCGGGTTCCAGGTGAAGTCGGTCCATTCGATACCGCTGGGATTCACGTCAGCACCGCCGCGCTGAACCGCCGTTCCTGTTCGGGCCCGGCTTCACGCAGCGCCCAGCGCCAGAAGGCCGGCCAGTCCGGGTACGAATGGGCCAGCGCGCTGAAGACGTTGTAGCGCGGGCCGATCACGGCCGGCATCAGCGGCTTCTGACGGCTGATGAACGGCGTGCCGTCCGGCTGAAGCCAGCCGGTCCGGCGGTCACGGCCTTCACGGTAGTGCGCCAGCGCGATGCCGAGTTCCGTCAGCACGCCACCGGTCGGCGCCAGCGTGCGGTAGACCTGGCCGCTATTGCTGCCATCGGCTTCAATCACCGGCACCTGCTGACGGATCACGTTCATCAGCGCAGTGCGTGGGCTGATGAAGACCGCTACACGGTCGGCGCGCAGCAGGTCGTCGTAGTCCATGCAGGCGGCGGAGTAGGCGGCCGCGATCTGCGGGCCTTCGAAGTTCAGCAGGTCGGCCAGCAGGCTGCCTTCGTGCGGGTTCTGCCGGCCGTGCCAGCGGCTGGTGATCTCATGGCCGATATCACGCAGTTCGGCCGCATACCCTTCGATCTCGTCGCGCCGGCCGTAGGCGGCTGCCAGGTACAGTTTCATCGAGACGACGACTTGCGGCGGATAGTAACGCCGCTGTCGGCCGAATGGCTCATAGGTGGAAGTTGCAGGCCAACGCACTGCAATGTACTGATTCGGCTTCCAGTCCAGCACGATTCCCACGCCACCGTGGTCAACCCGCGGCTGCCAGCAGTCGCTACCGCAGACGTGCAACCATCCGTCCATCAGAGCACCCCGCCGCAGTAACTGCACGACGTGGTGCCGTAGCGGAAATCGACGCGGGTGCGGCAGTGCGGGCAGCGGGCCCGCTGAACGAACCAGGCTAGTCGAAGCCAGGCGCAGGCCGCGCGTATCAGGGTGAACATCGGTCGCTCCTTCGGTGGTCTGTGCGGGCAGTATAGTCGTCTGTGTGTTGCCGTTCAAGCGCGATTCGTTCGCCGGTTGCGGTCGTACTGCTGGAACGGCACGCGCTTGGCAACACCGGGCCGGTTCGCCCAGCGTGCCATATCGCGCAGCGCCTGTTCGGTCCAGTCGAACCGCACCCACGGCCGCTTCTGCCGGCTGTTCAGTTTCATCAGCGGCTGGACGTGCGGTTCGCAGCCCCACGCCAGCACTTCGTTGATCCGGTCCAGGCAGGCCTGCTGGATACCAGATGGCGCGCTGCCAGGCTGCGTCGGCGTGCCAACTGAAGACGATCGACAGAAAGGCCGTATCGCCGTCGGTCCATTCGACGATGCCCTTATGCCAGCGGTTCAGTTTGGGAATTATATACCAGTTTACCCAAATGACGCCTAGCGCGGCGCGGGTTTCCGCGTAGCAACCAGCGTCTGAACGACTTCCTTCTCCGTGCCTATCGGCTCCGGCGGACCTGCTGGCGGACGGCCTACGGGCTTCTTCTCGGTGGTCATAGGTACTCCTCTCATACCCTGGGCGGTATGGAGCCTGCCAGCACGTTCCGACAATACCCCGCAATCGCATCGTTCGGCGCGAGGGAATCGCAGACATAGTCGAACAGGTCATGTAGTGCGTTCGCGTCGCCTGTAACCAGTTGGTAGAACGATGCGCCGTCAATCTCCCAGACGTTGCGCTGGCCGGGAATCTCGCGCCGAGCGCGAATCGGACGGCGAGGAACGATGAGCACGAGGTACGCTGTCCAGTCTCCCCGCTTCTGCCTGACTGCGTTGGCTAGGTCGGACTCTACCTCGTGCCGGTTTGCAGCGTTCATCGTGTTGTGCTTGTTCTTGACCTCAGCCACAATCTGGCACGTTGTGCTCTCCAAGTCGTAGCCCGCGTCGTGGTTCACCCATCCATCGACACTACCGAGAACGCGCTGGTGGAACTTGCCCAGCGCGTTGCTCATGCCTCTGATGCCGGACTCGGCATCTTGGACGCTCTGAAGGGCAGAGGGTTCCTCAATCCCGAAGGTAGAGGCTATGAGCAACGAGGAGAACGGGTCCACGACGTTGCGTGCTCGCCGCGCCTCTGCTTCCGCTTCCGCACTTGCCGCTTGCTGGCACAGTTGTTCGATGTGCAAGTCCAAGATGCCGTTAGAGAGCCAGCGCATGAGCACCCACCTCCATGTCAGCGTTCCGGTCAATCTCGATGCCCACGGGAATGCGCCCCAAGCGGTTCGCCACGCGATAGGTAGTGCCCGAACCGAGGAACGGGTCTAGCACCACGTCACCTGCATCGGTGAAGAGCTGAATAAAGAACTCTGGGAGCCATTCGGGGAACGCCGCACTGTGCCCGGTGTTGTGCGCCACTGGGGATTTGTGCAGCACGTTCGTCGGATAGACAGCGTCCTTCCCCACCCATGCTGAGATGCGGCGGCCAACGTTGGAGTTCGTCGCTGACTCTTGCCGGGTGAAGTCGTTGTCGCCCATGTTCACCAGCCGCCGCTCCGTCCACTCTCCGATGGGTACCTTCACTGCATCCTGATTCATCTTCACATCGCGCGTCTTTGAGAAGTGCGCGATACGCTCCCATGCGTCGCGGAAGCGGTATCGCCATTTGCCCGGCGCCGCAGTGGTCTTGTGCCAGATGTACTCCTCCACCCACCGGAAACCCACTTCGCGTTTCAGCGCGAGGATCAAGTCAAGAACGTAGGTGTGACGCTCGCCGTCTACAGCCTTCTCCTTGATGTTCAGTACGAAGGAGCCTGACGGCTTCAGGATGCGAAGCATCTCCTCCGCGCGGGGAATGAACCACTCCACGTACCGCTCTGGTTCGATGCCCCCGTAGGTGTGCCGTCGCGCGTCGGCGTAGGGGGGTGAGGTCACTATCAGGTCTACCGACTCGCTGGGGAATCGTCCCATCACGTCAAGGCAGTCGCCGTAGTGAACCTGCTTCAACCAGTCGTGGCCCGGGATGGGAGTGGGGACTGATACCAGTGTCGCCATAAGGCAACCCTCCCTTCTAGGCGATGAGTTGGGAGTAGGGAAGCCGCTTGCCGTTCATGCGGAATACGAGGGCGCGCATCTGCTCAATCGTGTCCTGTGGACGCTGATTGTGCCGCCCCTCAAACTCCGTCACGTACCGGTCGAGGTGCTTCCTGCTCATCTGGTGATACGTGCCGGTGTAGCCCCGCTTGAGCATCGACCAGAACGACTCTACGCCGTTCGTGTGCGCCTGCTCACGGACGTACTCACCGACACTGTGATTGACTGTCTCGTGCGGTCGGTCTATGCCTGTGTAGGAGGCGTGCTCGTCGGTGATAACCGGAGCGTCGGCCTCAGTGTGTGCGGTCACGAACCCCTGCAGCGTTGCCCTATCGGTTCCGGCGACTGCGGCGGCGCGTACCTGGTTCGTCTCGCGGTCTTTCACGCCAGCGACGGGAGCCTTGCCGACTGCCCCGCGTCCAGCGTTCAACCGCTTGCTGGAATGCTTGTTCTTCTCCTTGCCGCCTATGTAGGTCTCGTCGGCCTCTACGGGTCCGGCAAAGAGGGCTTGGTCACTCTCCCACGCCTTGCGGAGGCGATGCCCCAGATGCCACGCGGTCTTTTGCGTGACACCGAGATCGCGGTGCAACTTCATGGAGGAGACGCCTTTGAGGTTCGTCAGGAGCAGGTACGCGGCCAAACCGGCAGATGAAACAGATGATTGAGGTGCGTCAACCGGTCGCATGGCGGGAACGCGATCACAATATCCCAGCAGCGACGCAGCAGCGGCCGCGATCGGATTCGGACGGCAGCAGGTCGCAGGACACCGCGTTATGCCCGGCCCCGAATGAAGGCATCGCGTACCACGCCACTGAATTCGCAGGCCACCAGCACGTCCATCAGATGCCACCCGGACACGGACCCAGGCCGCGCAGGTTCAGGTGGCCGGGCTGTGGGTTCGGCTGGCCGCAGACCGGGCAGTCCGGCGCCGGCGCCGGCGTTCCTTCCATGACTTCCGCCAGTGCGGCCTGCGGGTCGCTGTCGTCGACCCATGGTTTCGCCGGCGGGTCCGGCGGTTCCTGGCGGTCGCCGTCCAGCAGGCGCAGGCCTGTGTAGGCGCGTTGCTGCCGGCCGTCGACCAGCAGCACGACCGGCACGCCGAGCCCGTAGTGCTGGCAGACCGCGCGGCTGAAACTGGACTGGTTTAGGTCGAACGCTTCCTTGCCGCCGGCGTTGTCGGCGGCCACCAGGGCCGCATCCCAGAGCCGGCGGGTGGCGACGCGGCCGTTCGGGTCGGCCTGCACCATCGTGTCCAGCCAGGCGACCAGGCCGCTGTCCATCTGTGCAGCCGCGCGGCGGTTCGCTTCCTCGATCATGCTGTTCGTTTCGGGTGGCCGGCGGTGCTGCTGTGCAGCGCGCACCAGTGCGGCCATCAGCGCCTGCCGGACCGGCGCCTGCTGGACGACGGCCGACAGTGTTTCGGGGTCGCGCTGTTCCGGCGGCACCGTCGGATACGGCAGGATATGCAGGCGTTCGCGCATCGACCGATCGCGCAGGTTCAGCCGCGGCAGGTCGTTCGCCACCAGGAACAGCGTTGCCTTGGCGGTGCCGTAGACCGGGTTCTGGTTCAGTGCGCGCGCGTCGAAACTGTCTTCACCGGACAGCATCTTCAGCAGGTTGTCGTCCAGCCGGATGTTGCCGACTTCGTTGGCCGCCATGACCCGCGCGTGCAGGAACGGCAGCAGTGACGGCCGCGGCGCGTGGCGGTTCGTGTTCCGGGTCTGCTGGATATCTTCGCGGTTGATGCTGCCGCCGTATTCGCCCAGCGCTTCGGTCACGCCGCGCATCAGCGTCGACTTGCCGCCGCCGGGGTCGCCGAGCAGCAGGTAGATGCGGCGTTGCGGTGATCCGCGCAGCGCGAAGCCAAGTGCGCCAAGCAGCCAGGCGCGTTCGGCTTCCGGCAGGTGCGCGAACAGCCGGTCGGCGACTTCGTGCTGCGCGTCCCGGTCGTACGGGTCAGCCACGCGGCGGGTCACCAGCCGGTCGGCCGCGGCCGGCCCGGTCAGCAGTTCGCCGCTGTCCAGGTCTATGACGCCGTTCGGTGCGCCCAGCACGGTCTGGTCGGCGTCCAGGTCGCGTTCGTCGCAGCAGCGCAGCGCGATGCCGCGTTCCAGGGCCATCTGGACGCTGGCATGGCAGCCGAGTTCGATTGTGCGGCGGGTGTGCGGGCTGGATTCGATGCGCGACTGCGTTTTCTTCATCAGCGCGTCGCGGCTCTTGTTATCGCTGCCCAGCAGGGTTTCGAAGTAGCGGCGTTCGCTGCGGTGCAGGGCTTCGTCCAGTGCGCCGGGCTGGTATCGGCGCCAGGTGCCGCCGTCTTCCAGGATGGCCAGCGCCCAGATGCCGTTGTGCTGCCGGATGGCCAGCAGTCGTTCCTTCTCGGCGTCCAGGCAGCGGATCATCGCTTCGTAGTCGGCGGCCGACAGCCGGTCGTCGGCCGGGCCCAGGTCGGCCGGCGGCTTCGGCAGGTCGGCCACGGCCGTGCAGGCCTGCCCAATCGCGCGCCATACGTCCATCTGTTCCTTGCCTTCGGCCAGCAGTTGCGCGATCCAGTCGTCCAGGCCGAGTTGGTCCGGCGGCAGTATGACCATGACGTTGTCGGCTTCCCGGCCGTGCAGGAAGGCGGCCAAGCGGGTCACGGCGCTGTAGACCTTCGGGTTCGTGCGCACGTCGCCGTCCGGCGCCAGCAGGAAGCGGTTCCCGCGGATCGCCAGGTCTTCGAAGTCCGGCAGTGCCGTGACGCCGCCGGCCGGGTTCCGACCGCGCCATGACCAGATGCCGGCCAGCGCGACGCCGGCCATGCCGACCGCGGCCAGCGCGTAGACGCGGGTCATGCCTTCGGTCAGCACGATCACCTGCTGACCGCTGCGCAGCCGTTCGCGCATCCGCGGCAGCACCGCCAGCAGGTTGCGCTGCCGCGACGGTGTGCTGAACTTCCGCGGCGGGTCCAGGACCGATTCGTCGTCCAGGCGCAACTGGTAACCGGCCGGCGCGTCCGGCTGTTCGCTATCCGGTCGCAGGCCGTACAGTGGGATCAGCAGGCCGCTGGCGCGCTGCGGGAAGCCGTAGTCGGCGGCGAAGCGGCCGCTGCCATCCGGCCGGCCGGACAGCACCGGTTTCAGGCCGGCTTCGGCCGCGATATCCGGCAGGACGGCGCGCGCCGCGCAGTATTCGGCCCACTTGACCGAAAGGCCGCTGTATCCCGATACTGTCATGCGCTGCTCCTTTCGGGTGGGAGTGGTCTGTGCGAACGGCCCTGCTGATGCGGGGTCGTTCGTGCTTCTACTCCCGATCATTCCCGTAGTCTATCGGCCAGCCTTCCAGGCGCAGCAGCCGCTGCACCCGCACCACGTAGGTCAGTTCGTCGTTCAGTGGTTCCAGTTCGGCCTGAAGCCGGCGGGTTTCGTCCAGCGTAAGGTCGCGCGGGTACTTCATGCTGACCAAAAGGCTCTGTGTGTTGATCTGACCGTGCCGCTTCATCAGCGCGTCCAGCACGTCGTAGCGAATCATCGGTCCAGCGCCTTCGCGTTCAGCAGGTGGGCCGCAGCCGGGTCGTCGCTGGCCGACGGTATGCGCAGGCCGCAGTCGACGCAGACGCCATCGACGCTGCGGTGGTGGCCGCGGCGATAGCAGAAGGCGCGCGCCTGCGCGACGACGCGGTTCAGCAGCCGCCTATCCAGCAGCGGTCGCTTCACGCGACACCCTGGCGGTGCAGTTCGGCGATCTGCCCGTTCGACAGCGGCCATAGACCCTGCGCACCGACCGCTTCGAACGGTTCCGGCACGGCCGCGATATCTTCCAGCAGCCAGAGCCAGCGGCCGGTACTGAAGTCGCCGTACTGGTCTTCCGGCACGGTGATCAGGTTCTGGCGAATGGTCCGGCAGTGCGCGAATCCTTCCGTATGCGATTCGACGCGCACGCACTGCGTCAGCACGGCCGTGGCGACGACGTAGCCGGGCAGCGGGTCGACGCTGAAGTAGGCGGCCAGTTCGCGTTCGACGCGCCGGCCGGCATGGATGGCGATCCGCCGGCCGTAGTTATCCGGCGGGCAGGCCCATGACCGCGTTTCGGCCGTCTTCCGCTTCATCGCTATCAGGCTGGCCCACGGTTCCCACAGTGTCAGTGCTTTCACAGCAGTCTCCTTTCCGTTGGGAGTTATATACCTGTGTACCACGGCTACCACTTCGGCCTCTTGTAGCGCAGCCCAGCGGCAACCATGTCACGGTTGCCTTTCCGAGTGTTGCAACGCTCATGCGCCGGTTGCAGATTCGGAGGCCAGTTATCGCCGCCATGCCGTCGCCCTTGGACATGGTCTACCGTGACTTTCTCGCCGTCCGCGAACTTCTCCCCGCACACCGCGCACGGCATAAATCCGGCGCGCAGGATGGCGCGCACCCCGCGAGAAACAGCGCGAGCGGTTTCCCAATCGCGCTCGCGGAGCACGTCCCATGACAGCCGCGTCATGCTCTCTGTAGCGACGCAGCGATAGTTGTCGGTTCCGTAGCCGAGGAACACGCGCCATACCCATCCGCTCACCGTATGGCGCAGCCAGCACGTCTCCCCCGTGGGAAGCGTGCGCTCCCATGACGAACCGAGCCCGTCGCATCGTTCAATCCATCCCGTGGTACTCACGTATATAACTCCCTTTCCGTTCCCTGTACTTCCGCGATGGCGGCCCGCGTTGCCGCCAGGTATTCCGGCGACGGGTCGACCAGGCTGCCGTCCGGGTTGCGTTCGCCGGCCCAGTAGGCCGACCAGATACGCCGTTGCGTCGCGCGGCTAACCATACGCCAGTGGCGCCGGCACATAAACAGCCGCCGCGGCACGACGGCCGCGCAGCCCGGCAGGTGGCAGTGGTGCGGCATCATTCCAGTGCCGCGGCGGCTTCGCGGATCGCGTCCTGATGCTGTTCTTCGGCAGCGATCTGTTCGTCGCGCAGGTCGAAGTCGATGTACTCCGGTTGGCCTTCGTTGCGGTCCAGGCGGTACACGTCAGCGTGCGCTTCGACGTAGGCCCGCGGGCCGCTACGCCAGGCGAACGGCACCACCGGCTTGCGCAGGCGGTCTTCTATCGCATCCCAGTCGATCAGGCCGGCCAGCCGGCCGTTGCTGATGGCATGGCCCAGATTCTTGTAACTGCGTTCGGTGTTCGGCACGAATGTTGCGGATCACTAACTAGTAGTACAGTTGACGCGTCGCAGGTCTGTATCAGGTCCAGTGTTGCCGGCCTGAAGTTCAGGTCTTTGAACGCGATCTTCATGGTCTGTTTCTCCTTCCGGTTCTGTAGGTTCTGCGTGTTCTGAACTGACGGCGGAGTTGCCGATAGACGTTGAACAGTTCGCCACCTATCAGCACCGTGCGGGCCGTTCGCAGGATCGGCCGTACTGGCCTTCGCTCCACCAGTATGAACGTCGGTTCGTCTTCCGCCGGCATTGTCGCGGCCATCGCTTCGCGCCGCAACTGCTGCCAGGTCGGGTTCGCGCTGCATTCGCCAGGTCCGCAGCCGCATTCGGTGAACCCGTCCGGCAGGTTCTGGTCTATCCAGCAGCCGTCCGGCAGCAGGTCAGCGCACAGCACCTGTTCGTAGCGCTTCTGCATCTTCGTGATGCAGGCCGCGCAGCCGAACGTCAGTACGGTGTAGCCGGCACCGCAGATTCGCGGCCGGCGCGGCGCCGGTTCCCACAGTCGTCGTTCGGTCAGCGCAATCGTCGTTCCCGGTCGGTCGACCAGCCTCATGATCGGCTCCTTTCGTAGACGCAGACCATGAACGGGCAGTGCAGGCAGGACGGCGCGAAGTCGCAGCCACGGTCCTGCTGGATCACGACCAGCCCTTCGACCGGCAGCGGCAGTTCGTCAGAACAGCGCTTGCAGCGCAGCATCCCGTCACTTACCGGGTCGCCGCAGTCCTGGCAGCAGTCCATGACTGAACCGCCGATGTAGGCGATGATCGAACTGCCGACCCGCACCCCTTCTGGCTTCAGCCCACCCATCAGACACCCACTTCGTAGGCGCGCTGGACGTACAGCGGGCCGCCGGCTTCGATCCGGCGCACGCAGGTCGCGCAGAAGTTGCGGTGTTCACCATCGACCAGGAAAACACGGCAGCGCTTCCGGTCCTGCCAGCAGCCGTGACAGTAGGTCAGCGTCGCCGGCACCGGTCGGCCGTCCAGGTACGTGACTGGCGTCAGCCGGCTGCTGGTTTTGGATTCCAGCCACAGATTCAGCGCATGACCGACCTTCTGCATCACGCCGTTCATCAGCACCCGCATAGCGGTCACCGGTGCGTTCTTCAGCACTTCGGTCGTGATGCTGAAGTTCAGCGTCTGGTCTTCAGCGCCTTCAGGCCATAGGCGGATCACCACGTACGCGCCGTTATCGGCCAGCGCTGCCGCGACCCTGATCGGTGGAATCCGGGTAGCGGGCCCATGCAGGGTCAACTGCTGGCCCATATCGGCAGCGCGCTGGACGGCCCGCGGCGCACAGCCGGCGCAGACCAGGTACGGCGTCGCTGCGGCCGGTCGGCCGTCAGCAGTGCTGGCGATGGCCAGTACGGTTCCTTCGTCCGGGTGGAGGACGCATCCTGCTTTCATGGCTTCACTCCTATCGGGTGGGTTATGGACGGTGTTCTACCACACGTGGCCAACACTATGCAACCGCTTCGCGTAGCAGTTTTCACGGATGTAGCGACGCCCGCGCGCGCGCGTGTGGGCCGCTACGGAACACGGTTGCGGAGTGTTGGCACGCCTGCGGCCATCGGTCGGCGGCCGCTGACGGCGATTCGTTCTGGC